AAAAAGCACCCCCACCAAAAAGAATAAGTGTACTTCCCAAATCAGAAGTTAAAGTTGGTACTGATAAGGTTTCAAAAAAGAAAACAAATAAGAAAATAATAGAATAATAAAGAGGTAATCATCAATGGCAACACGATCTCTCGTTCAAGATTTACAAAGTAATTTAGTAGATCAAAACAAAACTGATTCCGATAAAGATTACTCTTTTTTAGACACTGTAAACACTGATGAAAGTAGTGCTGAAGACCTCGACAAAAGGTTTTTTACAGGAGCTAGTGACAGACCTGAAGAACTTCGTGCTAACATAACTAATTCAACGGGGTACAGAGCTTTTAAAACGTACTACGATGAATACGTTGAAAATAACAAAGCAGTTAATTCTAGTTTTATTCCTGTGTCTAAAGATAAATATAATGAATTGATCAAGGCAGGTTCAGTTAAATATCTAGACGAGGGCGTTGCTTCTGGAGACGAATCTAGATTTGTACCTTTTGCAGAAGGCATGACATACGAAGATAAAATAAAGGCTATGACAAAAAACCAAGCTAGACAATTAGAATACATAGAATCAGAAACTGACACTGATATAAACGTTAACGTAATTAACTTACCAATCAATAATCTTTTGAATAAATTTTCCCAACCCGTAGTTGACAAAAAAGACCCTCTGCGTTTACCTCAAGGCAAAGAGTTTTATACTGACCTAGAAGGTAACAGAGTGAACATGCCAGAAGCTCCCATGTTTGGTAAACCCGGAGAAGAGGGTAAGATTGTAGTGGACTACGAAAACCCTGCCTTGTTGTTTAAAAACTTCTTGGATAAAAAGACAAACATACCTGAGTATGGAAAGGCTATGTTGATAAAAGCCCAAGCAACGGGGGGGTTTATGAACACAGATGAATCTTTAGAATCGTTTAGAACTGTAAACTACGCTAAGGATATACCAAGATTAGCAGGTAACTTAAGTCTTTTCATACTTGAAGGGGCTGCTAATACTATATTTCAACTTGGTAATGTGGGGTTACCCACAGATAAAACTCCTGATTGGTTAAAAACATTTAAAATTCCACCTTCACACCTAGACTATGGTCCTGAAATATTTTCTAAAAGAACAGGTATAGATGTAGAAACTGCAGAAAGAATACTTGACTGGAGTCCAGATTGGATTGCTCCTATAAAGAGAGAGTTTGTAGCAGGGCTACCAGTTGCAGGTGCATTAAGCTTAGGTAAGTTGGGTTCGGTATTTCTACGTAACTCAGGCTTTAAAACGTTTGTAAAGAATAAGTATGGTGGTAAAACTTTTGAGGAGAGTTTTGAAAAGGCTATAAAAACTGGGGACAGCTACGACAGTATGTTAACTGGGTACGCTGAAACAGGATTTAATAGCCCCCTTTTAAACAGTTGGAAAAAGTCTGGCACTATAGACGCAATTAATTCTGTTTCAACAATGAAAAATTACTCTAGAAAAATAGATACCACTGATATAGACAACATAATTAAAGCTCAAAAAACAAGAGTTAAGGAGATGTACGACAGAAGACTTAACAACAACGCTTTCAACGAACAATTTAAAAAAGAGTCTGATGTATTAGCAGGGTATGAAGCTAGAAAAAGAGATATGTGGATAATGTCTAGAGTCCCTAAGAAATTTTTAAACGCTATAAAGACAGAAGCGTTTCCTGCTATTGGGGTAGGTCTTTCTAAGCACACGCATCAAGAGTACTTTTCTGAACAAAGTGAAACTATGTTTGAATTTGGAGGTATTGCTTTAGGTTTGTACGGTGAAAAAGTAATTCTTGGGCGTTCAGGAAGTATGAGAAGCATCTTAACAGGCATTTATAAGTACGCAGCAGGAACATCGGATGGTGTAAGTTCTGCAAGTAAAAAAATAGCTGAAGACTTTGTTGGTAATTTGTATGCTAAGAATGAACGTTTAGCTGCTGAATTTGAACAGGGCGTAACTCAAACTTTAGCTATAGAAAATAGGCTGTTATCGCTAAGAGATGCACAAAATAATCCTATTATTAATTCCCCAGACTTAATTTCAAAAACTATAGAAAATATAAATGTATTAAATATATTAAAACAAACTACAGGTAATGCAAACAACTCTATAAAGTCAGGGGATGTCACAAACTTTTCTGACAAGTTTACTGAATTACAAACTAAACTTATAGATCAAAAGCAATTGAATGATGAGTTGGCAACGTCTATTAATAAATTATCTGCCCTTGAGACTTCGCCTAACATTACTGAAGCAGACTTAAGTTTTATAAAAGGATTGAAGCTTTACACAAGGGATAGTCAAACTTCTTTAAAGACAGAGATAGATGAGTTTTATAGTAGTATAGATAACTCAGAAGCCCTGCTATTGTTAAAAGCAAACGGGGCTAACATAGGGGCGAATGTGCTACAAAATAATGGGGAACTACGTAGGGTTCTCCATTTAACTCGTAAACAAATGGACTTGGCTCTAGGTAAATCTGCTAAACAGATAGCTGATGAAGCAAACATACGTTTAGCTACGTTTGACAAGGCAATAAATGAGTTAACTAGTGCTGCTACTAACGCTAAAAGGAAAACTTCAGAAGAGATGTCTACGATAACAGGTATGGCTTACGCACACACAAAACAAAAAAGCTACGAAAAAGCATCACACGGATTTACCGTTCTAAGAGAACAAAATAAAGATACCTACATGGATGCTTCTGGGGTTCTTGACACGTTGTTAGATAAAGTAAATGACTCCTTGTTACTTGGTACAGATGCAGCTAAAAGGCTGGGTGGCACTAAGTTATCTGCTGTGCAAAACTCACAAATGGGAAGAGTTCTTAACGATGCTGCCGATTTGTTTTTTAATAAAAGACCAGAGTTAACAGAAGCAATTAATGCAATTAAAACTCAGTACCCAAACGCTACATCTCTAGAGATATGGGGAGCTTTAAAGGATGAAAGCCTTGCAGCTGGTAAAAATATAATGCAGTTGCCTCTAAATTTTATTGATTTTGAATTGGTAGCGTCTGGTCTTTCTAGTGTAATATACAAGAAGTCTGGAACTAGAGGGTCTTTACCTATTAGAGAGTTAAGAAAATCCATGTACGATGCAGCAGAGAACTCAGAAACAGGCTTTAGGGTTGGTTTCTTTGACGAATCTGGTGGTGTTCTTGTGGCTAAAAAGACTATGGATGACTACAGGTTAGTTAAAGGAGCTTATGAAGACCACGCAATGAGATACGATAATGGTACTGTTGGGGGTAGTTGGGATGGTCATGTACTAGGTAAAAGTAAAGGTCAAACTCAATACGCAACAGGGGCTGACCCTGCTAACTGGGTAGCTAGTGAGATGGATAAATATTTAAAGGCAGGAGATGATATTGGGCTAAGCACCAATTTTATATCTGATATGGCATCTGTGTTTGGTGGCTCAAGAGTAAAAGGAGGGGAGAAAGTATCCTACGAGTTTTTTGAGGAAGCAAGTGGTACTAAGAATTTTAAGTTTTTAATGAAAAATAACATGAAATTACTGGTTATGAGAAGTACTGTAGGTGGTAAAGGAGTACTAGACTTACGTGATAGTCCTGTGTTTAGAGAGAAATTTTTGACTAGCACAGACGTTATGGATGGTCGTATGCTAGTAGGAAAGAACGATGAACAAACTGTTATGGAAGTTGTCAGGGCAATGAGAAGTGCAACTGTTAAAACACAAGATGGAAAAACTGTTAAGATGTTTAGCGAAGCAGATTTTGATGAAGTGTTTGATACAGTGGGGGTAGAAGAATTAGCTAGGGTAAGTCAAAATGCTAAAATTGCAGTTAAGAACGCCCTTGAATCAGTACGTGACAAAGTTGATGTATACCGTAGCCCAGAAAGTAAAGAAGCCAAGCTATTACTACAAGAGATGGACATGGCAGTTAAATACTCTGACGTAAATTCACCAGAGGGAATAGCAAAAGCTCTTTCTAAGGGTGAATTTGGATTAGAGGAACTAGATAGTGTTAGAAATTCTCACATACGAGAGTTAAGTAGTAGAGGAATTGTAAAAGGAAGTCCAGAATTTATTAAAGAAGTAAATAGGTACGACAAAATGATTGCAAGACAAACTATGGAATTCATAAGGGTAAAGTCAGTACAACCTGTTATGGGTGCATCAGGTACAGCAGCGAGAGCAATACCTACTAAGATTAACCCTGAAGCAATGTGGAAAAGTTTAGGTGGGGCAAATGACCTTGATAATATAACCTTTGAAGCTAAGCACATAAAAGAAATACTTAATCGAGCATCAGGAAGTGATGAACTCTACGAGAACATGAAAGCTATCTCAGCTTTGGTAGCAGGCAGGTCTCCGGGATCATCCTCTGGAGTAAAGTTAACTGGTATACCTAGAGGGTTATCTGTAGAATCATATATAAGTAGAGTGTATTCTATGGCTAGAGAAGTTGTTTCTTTTAAATACGTTGCAACTGAAGCAGTCTTACAAACCATGAGAATGAGAAAGTTTAACGCTTACGAAGCTATGATAAATAACCCAGAGATTGCTGAACACGTTATTAAGATAATGAAATCAGGTCAACCTTTAACAGAGAAACTTGCTACAAACTTTTTACAATTGATGACTAACGCTGTTGCAAAGCAAACTGTTAAGTATGAAGGTTCAGAGAACTCAGCCCTAAATCCAAACAGAGGAGTGGATAAGTCAGGGGATGGTTTATTTAGTGGCTATGAAAAAATGGTCAAAGAAGGAGAAGAAAAAGGGTACATAGTGGGAGCAATAGATAGAGAAGCCATGAAAGTACGAAGAGATGACGAACTTTTATTACCAAGCTCAACGTTTTTTAAGCCCGGACCTGTAGGTCCTAAGTTTGATATAAGAAAGAAGCCTGAGTACATGGGTGGAGAGGTGGATTTTAATCCAGAGCCTCTGACTGCTACAGAAAAACTACTTGGAAGAGTAGTCAGATAATTTAACTAAAGGAGAGAAGACAATGAAGACTTATTACAACGGACCACGACAAGGTATGATGTACGGTGGTGGAGCAATGATGAGAAAGCCTATGATGTATGGTGGCACAGCTACTCCAAAGAAAATGAACATGGGTGGACTTGCTGACGAAAACAGAAAATCATCTGCAGGTCAAGCAGGCATGATGAATCCTATGGGTAGCATGACTGAGAAGAAGAAGTTCAGCATGGGTATGATGGCAGGTGGTATGGCTAAGAAACCTAAAATGGCATCTTACAAAAGTGGTGGCTTAGTAGGCAACCAATCTAAATTAGATAAGAATAAAGACGGTAAAATATCTGGTAAAGACTTTAAGATGATGAAGTAGGCTTATCCCTAGCCCTCGATATTTTACGACCCTTAAAGAATACTATCGTGTTGATAGTGGTGTTTATTGTTATGGCTACAACTAGCCACATCTCCCACCACTGTATCACAGATACCCACCTGACTTGTCCATTATCTCTTTAGCTTTGGACTCAAGAAACTTTATGAATTGGGTTACCTTTGTAGTTCCCTCGTACATTGGTAACCCCAAGTTCATAGTCTTCTCGAACTCATCGTGGTTTACTACATCGTAGAGTACTTCGACATTACCATCCCTAGTCAGGAACGCTTCAATCGAGAACAGTTTTGCTTTGACTTTTGATTTCATTGATCGGCTCTAAATTACTTATTGGTAAATTATAACAATCGGTTCTAAACGTAAAACCGTTGCTTGGGTCAACTTGACCTTTCTTGTATCTGGTAGCTTTATCGTAGTAATCTTTCTTAGGTATGCTACCTAGAATCCAAGCCTTACTGAGATCAGTCAGTATCCTCACGAACACATAACTGTCACAGTCCTGCTTAGTTCCATGAGATGCAACTGAGCAATCATAGTTTGGTTGTGGTCTAGTATTACACCGTTTGGTTTTTACATCAATTCGGTTTCCGTCTTTTACTAAATCATAATTAACTGTGTTCGCTTCAGTTGCCCCAATGGTATCAGCTACAATTATCTCGCCTATCGCACCTACTATATTGCTAGTGCCACCTGTAATACTTCCCTGCAGTATGCCAACAGAAGAAGCCTTTTCCCTCGCATGACGCATATAATCTTCGCTGATTGGTATCTCTATCATTAGCTTGAACTCAAGTCTACAACTTCGCAGGCATCTGCAGTACAAGCCAACTCACGAGAACCACTCGTATTGTCTTCCTTTTCATACAGTGAAAACTTATCCCAGTCAAGTGAAGCAGGTACACGACCTTTCCACTCCAGATAATCTTCAGACTCTATGTCTTGGTACGGTGCTTGTTGGTAGGTATGATCGGAGAATGGTAAGAACGATATGCCAGAAGCGATATCAAAATTATCATACAACCAAGTACCCACCTCCATCCATTCCTCTTCCTTCACAGAAATAGTCACAGACGGTTTGTGTTCACACCAGTTAAGTGCATAGATTTTCCACAACTCAAGTTGCTCTATTGCACTCATCTCAGTTCTAGTGATAGCACCACTAGGAGATTTCATAGGAAACGAGAAGACAGTAACACTATCAGGTTTTGTGATATCAGGCTCAAAGGGTATTCCCTCTTCCTTCATAAACTGTGTTAGTGGGTCTTTGTTATCACCACGTACAGTCCTGATATAAAACGGATTGTGTCTGGCATGAATACCTGATGCAGAGTCAGTCAACTGAGATACAGTACCACTTGGCTTTACACATGTGATAGCTGTGCTTCTTGGTATCCCTATCTTATCTGCATACTCCTTGTTTGTATCCACTGCTACTTGCTTCATTTCTTGTAGCCATATCTTAGAGTCAACGTGTCTAGCTAACACAGGATGATCCATGATCCCCGTGAGTGACACACCTAACAATCTTTCCTCTTCAGTGTTTGTTTTCCATATCTTTCGCAGGTACTTTAAATCTGTGAGAGTTGATTGGAATGTACCTAACATGGTAGCAATCCTAACCTTAGATCGTAGTTCCATTAGGTCATCAGTCTCTCTGACAACAACTTCAGATAGGTTACAGAATTGGTAAGGTCTGAGTATTATCTCACTGCAAGGATTAGTTCCCCACATGTGACCTGTTTGTCGTCTACCATTCTTAGCTACCTGATCATCTGCAGCCTGTCTGTTAAACATACCTCGTTCACCTGACTTAGATTCATACAAAGCTAACCATTCTCTCATGTACGTTTCCATACTAGGCTTGCCCTTGTAAGATACAGAGTTGTTTGCTAAGGCTCTTTGTCCTTCATTCTCCCACCATTGACCAGTTTTAGCGTGTGCCATCTGATCATCATTAAGATTAGATAAGCTGATTAGAGCAGATCGTCTGACACCACCCACAACTACAACTTCTCCTACCTTACACATAAGATCGTGACACTCAATAGGAAATAACTTTCTTCCCATAGCACTTTGAAACTTCTCTATGGTAAACTTAAATAAGTTAACAAGAGGGTCAGCACCTGATGCACGACCACCCATAATTTTTAACTTTGCACCAGCAGGTCTAACCTTAGACACATCCCACGATGGTATCATACCTGAGTACAACAAAGCTACTAACTCTCTGTAGGCTTTTGCCCACCCTGCCTTACTATCTTCTACTGAAATCACAACGTCAGACTTCTGCATGTTCTCGCTGATGATAGGTAGCTTGTCTACGTTCTCACGTTCCACACTAAATCCCACACCAGTTCCACACATAAGTATGTACATAGCTTCATCAAATGATCTTGGACTATCAACTGGCAAATAGCTACAGTTATATCCACACGTGTTATCTCTTTCAAGGGCTTCCCCTGCAGTCATCATAGCTCTCATGGATGGCATAACTCTAAGACCTGTGATGTACTCTTCCATCATCTCTTTATCAACTTTGTCTAGCTTGTAGTTGTGCTTATCAAGTAAAGACTTCTCCATGAAGTTTACGTATCTGCCAACTGTCTCGCCCCAGTTCTCTCTTCTTCCTTCTGCTTCTAACCAACGTGCATACCTAGACTTGTGTATGAACTCCTGATAAGAAGTTGGTAACATATTAGATGCCATCTTCGTCTTCTCCTACTGTCTCAATTAGTTTATTTAAATACCATTTTGCTTTTTCTAAATCTTCTACACCATTCTTATATTTATACCTAGCTAAATACTTAAGGATGTTTCCTTGTAAGTAAGATTCAAAACCATCGCCAGTTATAGAAGCTATAATATCTATAGTCTCTATGCTTGACGCATTGTAGTGTGCAGGATGGTCAACCATACTACTTTCTTCTTCTTTTATTCTCTTTAACATGAACTCTTTATAACCTAACATTAATCTTTTCTGAAATCTACTTTAACAACATTCTCCGATGTGTCAAGTATTTCACCTAAGTCTTCATCAAAATCTATCTCTATCTCATCTGCATTAAAGTTAAACTCTATCTCAGTCTCACCACAACGAAACACTGTGTCTCCCTTTCGTCTTAGAAGAGCAAGCAATCCTTCGTACATGATTGATGCAACAGAATGATCCTCGTGGCAATCATATACTTTACCAGTGGTATCGTAAGTTACCATGTGGAACTTATCATCTTCTAGGTCAGACAAGACTATGTAGTACTTGTTCTTCTCTAGGAGCATACTTTGATCTGTACTTTTCTTTTTCATTTCGTTAACCAATCTGCAGGGATTGTTTCATTCGCCCACTTGTAGTTGTGCTTGTCACACCAATCAGCGTAGGTAGTCTTGCTTCCTTTGTATATCTTATTCTTTGCGTTCATAAACACCATGCGTATATCTAAGTCTTTGTGTTGTTGTTGCACAAGAACCATCTTAACCCTGTCAGCAGTGGTAAACTCCCCTTTAGCTTCTATGTAAATGTCCGTCTCTGGTATGTAGAAGTCAGGGTTGTAAGTTCTTATCTTAGGAAGATACTTAAACTTATCCTTTTCGTATTCAAATTTAATTTTGTTGTTTGCAAGGTAGGTAGCTAACTTAAGCTCAAACTTTGATCTGTATCCTACATTCTTTTTCATAGTTATGTTCTTCCTAGCTTTAACTTATCTAAGTTCTTGTGTATATACTGTGCCATAGTGGGTATGTACTTTTCAATCATAACAAGTTCATCTAGCAGGGGATAGACTGGTATACAAATAATCTTTCCGTTGTTAATGATAGTGCTGATTGTTTTAAATTGTTCTGTAAGCTTGTCCATGTCTCTCTTAGAAGACTCACCCTTAAGAGTTCCAGACTCAGAATAGTTATCACGTAACGTAAGAGGTATTCCTCTGTCGTGTTGTCTCAAGAAAACTATGTCCCTGCCACCACCTTTTTCTGCATCTGATTCTACGTAGGCATGGTAGACTTCATCGTTTAACTCTAACAGTTTTGTTTGGTAGGTGTGCAGAATTAGGGTAGGCATTACATTGCTTTCTTCTTTAGTACATCATACCATACTTTAGGTGGGTTCTTAGCCTTTGATGTTATCTTGCCAAACAACTGAGCCTTTGACCAACAACGTGAACGATAACCACACATGCCACATATCTTAGGTAAGGTCTTGTTGCCAGTTCGTACCACCTCACTCTTAACTTTGTAAGTCTCAAACTCAGACTTGAATGGCTTAACAAAATCAGGGTTAGGGTCTATTAATCTTTTAACTCTCTTCTCAGCATCAGCCATGTAGATTCTTCTGTCTTCATCTTGCCAATCAGGAGCTTCAACCATAGCCACTTCACCACTTGACTTGTTAATAACTATCCAACCACCAAAGGGTAACCCCGTAGCTTCTGCATACAGATGACCTTGCATGATATAACCAAAGGGATCATCTTCCTTTATCTTATCGTAGCCACCATAGCCAGTGTACTTAAATTTAAATGCCCACTCACTTGCAGACTTAACATCCCACACTTTATCTATGCCCATCTCATCTCTTAAGATAAGGTCAAGTGTGCCATTGATTGTTTGTCCTGCAATGTTAAGTGAGACTGCCTTTTGTTTCTCAACGATCTCTACTCCTGCTTGCTCCATAATAAGAACTGCAACGGATTCAACTAAGTCACCAAACAAAAAACGAAACAGAGCATTGTAGTCCATCTCCTCAACAAGACCAGACCTCTCTAGTAGTTGCTGACAAAGAGGTCTACCTAAGCCAGACATTCTTATTCTGTACTCACGCTTCCTATTTAGTTGGATATCAACTGACTCTTTACACTCATCTGCAAAGTCTTGAGTAGCACTAGGGGAGATCGTGACTTCCCCCCTAGTAGCTCTCTGCATGTAGTCCTGAATTTTAAGCAGATTTAGCATTGAAATCAGCCGACAAGTCCTGTTCCTCACTAGGAGAAATGAGTTTCTGAGCTTCTCTAAACTGATTAAGAACGTTCTCGTTATGAGCCTTTACAGTCTCACTGAAGTCCTTCATCAATGTCTTATCTGTATCCAAGACTGCGACTTCCTTATGGAGGGAAGGAACTGGGATATAGTATACAACTGAGCCACTCTTAACTCTGCCCGTTGCTAACTTTATGACGACCTTTTGCATAATCTTCTTTTGCCTTGTAAGTCCGTCAATAAATTCTCTAATTGGTTTAAAGCCTGAACGCTTGAAGTATGCGACAAATGGGTGGTTGTCCATCTTAGCAGGATCACCATTTGCTTTAACAAAATCTCCACTGACCTGACCATATATAACTTGGTTACATGTGGCAGAACGTGACTTTAATTTTAGTGGGTCATCATCTGAAAGTAACTCTTCTTCTTTCATAGGTAATCTACCACACTTGTTTCCTGCTTGTGTATCTGGAAACTCACCTGATAAGGTAGGCTTCTGTACTGACTTGCAAGAGAAAGTTCCTTGCTCCATGTCCCACACACTCCACTCGAATGTACGTAAGATAGGTCGGATGTAAACTTCCTTAGCGTAGATGAACTCACCATCAACAAACATCTTCCACGAGCCACGAGTCAAAGCGACACCATCGTCTGTCTCTGTATCATAGTTAATGTTAAGTCTTGATAGTCCAGTGTTGCTAGACGTTGCTTTCGCTTGTCCAGTTAGTTCCATGAACTTAGCAGTATCATCATCATTGAACGCTGATACCAAGTTGTCCATGTCGTTATCGATCGTAGTCATATCATTTCCCATATCATTTCCTTTATATTTGGGTTTCGGTAATCTAACCTTAATAATTTACTTCGGATAAGTCAAGCCAATTTTCACCTATTTTTAATTCTATTCCTATAGGCATGTCGTATTCTATGTCATACCTAGCTTTCGAGCCATCAGAAATAGATAGCATAGCATCAGATAATACCTTGATGCACTGATCTTTTTCCATTGGATGAACGTCAAGTACAATAGAATCGTGTACTGTGTTGCATATTACAGACTTCATCTTAGCTTTTCTCATCACCTTGTCTAGCTCAACTAAGGCAATCGGCAACAGGTCAGCAGTTGCAAACCCTTGCACTGGATAATTACAGATGGCAGTACGATTTGTAGCCGATCCCCAATCAGTCCACTTAGCATCAGGGAAAGCATACACCCTGCCTGATGGTAACTTTATCTCTTTTGTCTTGACTGCTTCCTTCTCTAGTTCCTTGTGCCACTCTGTTACCTGCTCATACTTCTCTTTAAAGGCACTGTAGTAGGCTTGTTGTGCAGGTGTACCACTTACACCACCATACAAAGGTTTGAAGGTGTGAGCCTTCGCATCCTGCCTGCTACACCCTATGATAGATGCAGTGTAGTTGTGAACATCAGTCCCATCCAAAACATCTTTGTAGGCTTGGGCATCTTTAGCTAAGAACCCTGCAACCCTAAACTCTAGCTGAGAGTAGTCACCCTCAAGAATAAAACCACCCTCGAATCGACTCTCGACTACCTTACGTATGGCAAACGTAGAACCACGTGGCATGTTTTGGAAGTTAGGATTACGAGAAGATAGTCTACCTGTAGCAGTAACACACTGCATAAACTCAGGATGGACAAAGCCATCGTCATCCACATTATTTTTCATACCCTCGACAAAGGTGGATAGGTAAGTACGAATGGCATTGTACCTAGAATAAGAAGTACAGAACTCACGGGCATCACCACTAAGTTCAAGTGATCTATCTTCTAGTGTAACTTTGTCAGTCTTAAATCCTGCAGACGCAGTATCTTTTGGATTGCGAGGTACAATCTTAAACCCTGCTACCTCGTTGGTATCCATGTACCTAGTTCCCTTGCCTTTACATGGCTTACATACTCTAAGCACCTTGCTAGGTTGTCCGTTCTTGTTGACCATCCTGACACGACCATTGCCTAGACACCCTGCACACATCTGACCTTCAGTCTTGTACACAACGTCAGTCATGTTCCTTACGTTTCTTATGAACACGTTAGCTTTCATACGAGTACGTAACTTAGGCTTCATGGTGTTGCCACGCATCTCATGTCCAAGATTAAATGTAGCTCCCCACATAGCTTTGTCTTTTACCTTACGTGAGTAAAGAAGTACACTCCTGTCATCAGGGCTAGATAAGTTTACAGGTGTATCACCCATAGCTTCTTTAGCCATAGTCTGTAGCTTAGTTTCCAAGTAGGAAAGCTCCTCATTGTATTCCTTTTCAATCTCATGCAGAGTATCCAAGTTAATCTTAAGTCCGTTCATCTCTATGCGAGTAAGAACGTTAGTCATTTCAAGCGACAGCCTGAGTGTTGGTATCAATGTCATTAAATAGTTCTCCAAATGTTGTGCCAAAGGCTTCAAGTTGTTTTACTGCTACCTCTTCCGTAGCAAGTACGTCTGCTATACCATATTCTTTCACAATCTCATAGGGTATATCGTAAAATGTTTTACCATCTTTTAAGTAAGGTGACACCAAGTCTTTCTGTTTCTCAGTAACACCATATCGTTTTGCAAGAGAGTCTAGACTAAGTGACCACCTCCTTGCCTTAGCTAATATGTATTCAGATACCATTGTATCATACACATGACCATCATAAACAAAACCACAAGAACGTAACCAAGTCAGATCAAACTTAAAGTTCTGACCTACCAATACATCAGCACTGTTCAGGTTATCTTGTAGCTTTTCAAACCAACTATCGTCTACGTAGGCTTGACTGTCAGAGTGAAAGACAAAATCGTAAGTCACATCCTCTTCATCTAACCACTTGTACCCAACAGATACAAGTCTATTACCAAAGTAAGGCAAGGCAGTCGTACCCCCTGCTTCCTTTGTCTTGTGAGTTGTCTCGACATCAAGTGTCAACACGTTTAGTTTTTCTACCTCTACCATTATTACTCCTATCAGTGTTTATCATATGGCAATTAGCACAGAGTATTCTGCACTTTCTTATTTCTTTAAACAAGATTGTTATCTTAGATTGGACAAGATGGCTTACTTGTCTTGTCTTAACTCCAACGTGATCAAACTGTAAGGCATGTGCATTAGCTTTATACCCACAGATATAACAACCACACTTGACCTTAAGATAGTTAAGCCAGTATCTTCTTCTCTTTTGCTTAGCTATCCATATAGCATAAGAGGGTTGCCCAATTCTACTAATAATACACCCCCCTATGTACATCTATCTGAGCATTGATCATACCATGCCACCCGTTATTTTTATTTTTAGATATACAAATGTGTCTCATAACATTGTCAACTTCACTCGATCCCGTTTTACCTATGCCTATGATTACATCAGCTTCACCTGCTTTACCCGTTCTAGAATTGTCTAGCATAGAGTAGTCAATAAATTGACGATCATGTGCATCATAACTTGCCTGACTAACTGCCCATATAAGTAGTTGATTTCGCTTAGCAATTTCTCTTGCAGTCACATAAGTTTCTTTTAGTCTCTCGTCACCACGATTATATTGACCACTAATCCTGAACTTATCTAGCTGATCACAAAACATAATGTCAGGTTTGTTAAGCTTGGCATAGTCATCAACCTCTTCAATCGAAGTACCAACAGAGTCCATGATTGTTAGGTAAGGTTCTATCTCAACACGATACCTTTCTAACAAGCTAACCTTCTGCATTACCATCTCATCTCTTGTCAGTTCAAAATAAGATTGGATAATCCGTAGCTTAATTTTACCTGCAGGTTCTTCGTTAGCCCAATAGGTAACCTTAAACTTCTGCTTGATGTAAGATGATGCAAGGAAACAACAGAAGGTAGTCTTACCTACTTCAGGTCTAGCAAATATAATTCCTAAGTTTCCCCTATCCATACCCTTAAGGTTTTCTTGGATAAGGTTGAAGTGAAAAGGGAAATCAGATACTCCTGCTTCTTCTTCTAACAACTGAGACAAATCTTTGTCTACTATAGTGTAGGTAGTCTTGTCTGACATACGACCATCTTCAACTGCATCGATCAGTCTTCTCAGTTCACCAAACTCCTCATTCTCACCTGTAAATATCTCAAGAGCTTTCTCACCTATCTGCCTTGCTCTATCTCTAAGCCACAGATTGTTAACCAAGTCTAGATGAAGTTCATCGTTGTCAGTAGGTTTGTCATCGAGTTCAGATATGACATCTTGGATACGCTTCCTAGCTGAGTCAGGTACTGCAGGATTCCTGTCATTATATATACCTGACAACTCAGACTTAGTTAATGTCTTAGCGTACTTAGTGTGGGAATAAACTATCGTGTCGTAGATATCTTTGAGTTCCCTATCAAACATTTCTCTATCTATTTTATTCTTTACCTTAGCAAAGAAATCAACATCTAAACAAAATCCTACGACTTGTTTATCTACTGATATAACTGTTGATGAAATCATTACGATCCTCTTTCTCCATATTCTTTAGGTCTTTCTTTAGTACCACTAACTTAGTAGGTACATAATTAGACAAATGCCTAACAATGTCAACTGCCTTACGAGTTGCATCTTTGTCTAAAGCCACGAAAATTTTTTTATAATTCTGGATTACTTGTATGTGTGAATCCAAAAGGGAAGTTCCCATCAAAGCTAATCCTGTCACTAAATTAGAAACAGAACATGCTGATGGGCAATCTTCCACAATAAAACAATTGTCACTAGTACCACACACAAAAGGGTGTTTGCTATTACCATACCTAAGCCATTTCGGTTTATTGTCAGTTAAATTTCTACCCGTTGCATCTACTACCTTATCTCCGTCTTTAACTAGGTAGGCTACCCTATCTCGTTGAAAGTCATATCTTATGTCAGCTAACCCTGCTAGGTAGGCATCGTAAGAGTTGGTTTTCTTCAGGTAGTTTTCTGCATTGATGTTGCGAGATAAAGATACAAACGTGTCAGGTATCTTAAATTTAACATCAGCTTCTTCTTTTATTGGTTCACGTTTAACAAATGCACTCTTTGAGTTTTCCTTAGTTAAGCTAATACCCGTTGCACCTTTAACGTTGCAATCTGCATGAAAGCAAAACCAAAGACGTTCAAAGCCATTGTCACTTACACTAAAGGTATTTGGTTTGCCACAAGCAGGGCAATCAGACCTAAAACGCCCATAAGGTGCAATAGTAAGGGATTCCACATATCCTTTTATCCACTTCAAAGATTTATTCCTTCAGATTGTAAAACTCTTAATATAACAAATACACATATCAAAGCGAGTATATAAATCGCACTTTGAGCATCTATCATACGCTTGTCGCATCTTTATATTGTTTTGTATTAACAGTATACACTTGGGCTAACTTATCTAGCCAACCACTATCTTTGTCAGCGATATTTTCAATACGAGAGGTAGTAATATAGATAGGTATCCAAGTAAGGTAGTCTCTCTTGTTACCTACCTTGACTTGTTCCTTGTCTTCTAAACCTACACGTACTGCAGATAGCTTTGCCCAAAGCACCCACTTATCGTCATGGGTTCTTTTAGTAACGTCAGTCTTTAACTCATTCATCATTGGCGATCCTCAAATCTTCTAAGTATAGTTTGATTGCATTTCGGATTAGATCAGCTACGCTTACTTGTACTGCATACCTATCAGATTCCCTAGTGGCAAACTTATCTAGTTCATTATAGTCAGCCACAGAAACTGTCAAGTTATAACTTTTAGTTTTGTCACCTATCTTATTTGGTCTAGCCATAGTATCTCCTCTATCCTCCCCGTGGGGTGTATCTCCCAATGGAATAAGGTCGTATAGCACGTAACCTAAAATAGTGTCAATAAAATAGATAAAAAAATAATGCTTGACCTATGTATTTAGTTAGTCGTATAACATACCCTGATCATAAATATAGGAGATAATATGACCAATAAAACAAACCACGATCATTATAAAGCACAAAGAGATAAACAAAATAACCTAAAGTTAAAGGCTATGAAGTCTCTAACTGTAGATCAACTAGACGCTATTAAAAAAACTCACAAGACTGTAGCAGATTGTCTAGCAATGCTTAGAGATTGTAATGATCTGTATGTGTCAGATATAGGAAAGTTAGAAAGTATTTTTTGGGAACTACAAAATCAATTTGTTTTGGAGAATGATGAATGACCAATAAGTACAGAACTAAAGAACAGATAGCTAAAGATGATTTACTCTTTTCTACTTGTTATGTGTGTGGCGATAAGCTTAGGGCATCTAAGCAACCTCGTGTTTCAGCTAAGAAATGTGCAGAATGTAAAGGCGATGGTCAATCAGATAACGCTGAAGTAAAGAAGTTGTTTAAGCAGTTACGAGCTAAGGCAATTAAACCTTCTGAAGATGAGATGACCTTTGAAGATAATCCTCGTGCAGTCAAAGAGAAAGACTACAGTAGGTTCTTTAGCCAAAGTATTAGTAATGGAAAGGGAGTAGATTTATGATGTTCAAATATGGAATAGGAGCAGATGTTCAGGGTGCAGAATATATGCAAGGTAATCTTATCGAAATAGCAGAGGGTAAAATAATAAAAAGAAAAAGATGGAGTAATGAAAATTGGTACACTATAGATAGTGGTAACGTCTTTTTGGAAAACGAGTTAATGGAGATAACAAATGATCTATCTTGAATTATTCTCAGGTGGTAGTGTAGCTAGGCAATCTGTAAAAGAATTAGGATTGCCCGTTACTAGATGGTATTCGTCAGAAATTAATAAGTTTCCTATTCAGATAGCTAACGATAACCACGATGATCTTATTCATCTAGGTGATGTTAGAGGTGTACTAGATAAGATAGTATCACACAAAGATATAGACGTTATCTTTTGTGGCTCACCTTGTCAGGGTTTTTCAGTTGCAGGAAAACAGTTAAATTTTCAGCACGAACAGAGTCAATTGTTCTTTACCTTCCTTGATATCTACAAGGCTATCTATACTGCCAATCCCCATGTCAAGCTACTCTTTGAAAATGTCAAAATGAAAAAGGCTTGGGAAGATATTATTCTATCTAAGTTACAAGACATCAATCCTAACCTAAAACTACACATCATTAATTCAGCTTTAGTATCTGCTCAACGTAGAGTTCGCATGTACATAACTGACATAGAGTTTGATATGCCTGAAGATAAAGGTATCTTGCTTAAAGATATTGTCGAGTGTGGTTGTGTGGATAGGAGCAAATCTTACTGTCTAGATGCTAACTATTGGAAAGGTGGTAACCTTAAGATGTACTTCGAGAAGTCAAGAAGACAGTTAGTCTTTGGCGATGGTTGTCACCAAGTAGGAGTAGCTGATTTAAAAGGCTATGACATTATCAAAAGAGTTTACTCTATACATGGCAAAGCACCTACCTTAACTACTATGCAAGGTGGACACAGAGAACCTAAGATAGTCTGTGGTGATAAGCCACTCAGGTCAGCATCAATCACGGGTAGAAGAATAGATGGCAATGGTGTTCGTAAAGACGATGACACTAACCTACCTATAGTACAAACCTTAGAAGTATCAGACACAGATAAATCTAGATGTCTATCTACCTTAACTAAGGACACAGTATTGTCAGACTTACCTCAAGGTAGATACCCTGATGCTTATGGTGAACATGTTATGAGGTGGAGAAAGCTAACTGTAAAGGAATGTTGTAGGTT